TGCCGAGTCATTGTGCTAAAGGTAAATGGGAAAAACCCATAGGTAAATTTCCACCTGAAAAAGGTAAATGGGAAAAACCCATAGGTAAATTTCCACCTGAAGAAGGTAGAAAAATGCAGCCTTTAAAAGAAGGCGGCAAAAGTGACAAGAAATGGATTCAAAAAGCAGTTGATCCTAAACATAAAGGCTACTGCACACCGATGACTAAAAAGACATGCACACCAGCACGTAAGGCACTAGCAAGAACATTCAAGAAGAAAGCAAAGACAGGCTGGGGTTAATGGCTACAAGAATTAAAACTCAATTTAAAAATAATAAACAAGGCTGGACATCTAAATTAATGACGCCTAAAGGGGTTAATACTCCTTATAATGGTAGTTATATGAACAGTAAACTGGGAGATGTTAAAGTTAATAATAAGAGTTTAGAAACCTTTTACGGAGATAAAATAAAACCATAAGAAAGAATTAATGGATCTAGAAAGCACTATTGTACAACTTAATCGATTTATAACTCATCGCCTTCAGGCGCTGTCTACATCTATTACCTCTGGCGGTGTTGACAATATGGAAAAATACAATTATATAATAGGACAAATAAATGCCTTAGAGGCAACAAGACAGGAACTCTCTAGCCTGCTGGATAACAAGGAGCAAAAAAGTGAAGGAACAGTCATCGACATCAAACCTCCCAAAACATAAACCAGCATTAGAAGAAAAATATAAACGCCAGGATGAAAATCTGCCAAAACCAACAGGCTGGCGACTTTTAGTTTTACCCTATCGAATGAAGGATAAAACCAAAGGTGGATTAGTATTAGCGGATTCTACAATTGAAAAACAACAAGTAGCTTCGCAATGTGGTCTAGTTTTGGCAATGGGTCCACAATGCTACCAGGACAAGGAACGTTATCCTGAAGGTCCGTGGTGCAAGAAGGGAGATTGGGTAATGTTTGCCCGATATGCTGGATCCAGAATTTAGATTGAAGGTGGGGAAGTTCGTTTGCTGAATGACGATGAAATTTTAGCAACCATCAAGAGTCCAGAGGATCTCTTGCATGAATTTTAACATAGGAGGAAACTATGCCTGAAGAAAAGAGCAAGAAAACAGTTGACATTGATACGTCTGGCCCAGGGGCCGAGGTTGATGTTGCTGAAGAAAAAGTAAAAGAGGAAGGAGTCGTAGAGACTGAAGCACCGAAGACGGAACAAGAACCAGTAACCAAGGAAGAAGAAAAAGTAAAAGAAATTAAAGAAGAACCAAAGAAAGACGACGAACAACTTGAAGAATATAGCAAAGGAGTACAATCTCGTATTTCCAAGCTTACCCGTAAGATGCGCGAAGCTGAAAGGCAAAGAGATGCAGCTACGGAATATGCAAGAGCGGCTGAAACAAGTCGGCAAACGTTGGAAAAACGTTTTGTCAGAACAGACTCTGACTATATTAAAAAGTTTGAGTCGAGCATCAAGGAAGGAATGGACGCAGCCCAAAAAGATTTGGCGCGTGCCATTGAATCTGGAGATGCAAAAGCACAAGTCGAAGCGAACAAACGGATCGCTACTTTAGCGTTTGATAATGCTAAATTAGAACATAGCAAAGAGGTACGGGAAGAAACACCAGCAAAACCTGCTGATGTGAGAGAACCTCAACAACCTTCTTCTCAGCTTCCTCGTTCTGATCCACAGGCTGAAGCTTGGGCTTCTAGAAACACATGGTTCGGTCAAAATCGACCCATGACATTTACTGCGTTCGAGATTCATAAAGATTTAGTGGACAAAGAAGGTTTTGATCCTAACTCTGATGAATATTATGCTGAAGTAGATAAAAGAATTCGTGTTGACTTCCCGCATAAATTTGGTACAAGTGATAATAAGTATACGACCGAGCCCGTTCAGACGGTCGCTTCTGCAAAAAGGAGCGTGAAGCCTGGTCGCCAAACTGTGAGACTCACTTCTTCACAGGTAGCAATAGCTAAAAAATTAGGAGTGCCACTCGAAGAGTACGCAAAACAATTAAAAAACACGAAGGGAGTAGTATAAGCGTATGAAACAAGAAGATACAAAGACACCTCGTGCGAGCCAAACACGGTCCAAATCTGAAAGACCAAAAGTGTGGGTTCCTCCATCATCTCTAGATGCACCTCCTGCGCCTAAAGGATTTAGGTACAGATGGATCAGAGCTGAAGTCATGGGATTTTCGGATACGAAAAATATCCAAGGACGAATAAGGGAAGGATATGAACTTGTTCGTGCTGAAGAAATTCAAAATGCTTCGGACTATCCAGTCGTCGACGAAGGTCGATACAAGGGGGTAGTAGGGGTTGGTGGCCTTTTGCTTGCAAAGGTTCCAGAAGAGATTGCGCAGCAACGTACAGACTATATGACACAACGTCATGCAGACAAAAACGAAGCTATAGAAACCGATCTTATGAAGGAGCAGGATAAGAGGATGCCTATCAATATTGACAGGCAGTCTCGTGTAACCTTCGGTGGTACAAAGAAAAGTTAATTTTTTAACTATTCTCGGGTTAATCCCTATCATCGATTTTAATTAACCGTTTACAGGTAAAACTGTAAACATAAGGAGTAAAACTATGGCTAATAGAAATAGCGCTGGTTTTGGTTTAATACCTACAAGAGTTCTTGGACAAGGTCCATCAACTGCAGGTTTTGGCCAATACTGGATCGACGCTGGTGATGGTACCACAATATACAACGGAGAAGCTGTTTACAGCGCTGTTGGATCTATATTAGGTGCACAAGGATCAGCAACCGCTGTAACGTTAGGTGTTTTGCAAGGTGTATTCTACAATGCGGCTACAACTTTGAAGCCGACTTGGCAGAATTACTATGCAGATGTTACTCCGGCTAATAGTGAAGATATACAAGCGTTTGTTTATGACAATCCGTTTCAAATATATAGATGTGCAAGTGACGATGCAGTAGCTGCTTCTGTCGCTGCAGCACATGAAGTAATATTTCAAACTTTTGGATTCAATACCACTGCAGGAAGTACTGCAACTGGAAAGTCATCTGCAACGCTAGATATCGGATCAACACATGCGACTAATGATTCATGGAAGTTGCTGGGCTTAGCTGAAGATCCTGAAAATAGTGATCTTACAGCAGCTTACTGCTCAGTTAATGTTATTCAGAACTTAAATGAAATCATTGATAGCACGTAATAGGAGCATATAAACAATGGCAATATCAAGAGCACAGCTAGTCAAAGAACTAGAACCAGGTTTAAATGCACTATTTGGCCTGGAGTACAAACGGTATGAAAATCAACACACTGAAATTTATACTGTAGAATCTTCTGACAGAGCTTTCGAAGAGGAAGTTATGTTATCAGGATTCGCTAACGCAGAGGTAAAACCTGAAGGATCAGGTGTTTCTTTCGACGAAGCACAAGAAACCTACACAGCTCGTTATACTCATGACACAATTGCTTTGGCATTTGCAATCACAGAAGAAGCTATCGAAGATAATCTCTACGATAGACTAGCTTCCAGATACACAAAAGCTTTAGCAAGATCTATGTCTAATGCGAAGCAAGTAAAAGCTGTAACACCTTTGAATAATGGTCTGTCCTCAGTGGCAACATTCAAATCAGGTGACACAGTTTCTCTGTTCTCAACTAACCACACAACTGTTAGTGGAACAGCAGTTAAAAATACTTTAACTACGCAAGCAGACTTAAACGAAACATCATTAGAGCAAGGCTTAATTGACATTGCTGGAATGACAGATGAACGTGGATTAAGAGTCGCAGCAAGAGGAATGAAAATGGTCATTCCTTCAGCTAATCAGTTCAATGCTGAGAGATTGATGAAATCTCCAGGCAGAACTGGAACAGCAGATAATGATATCAACGCTGTAGCATCAATGGGAATGGTTCCTCAAGGTTATAGAGTGAACAATTTCTTAACTGATACAGATAGTTGGTACATCATTACTGATGTCCCTAACGGTATGAAAATGTTCCAAAGAGCAGCTTTAAAAACTGCTATGGAAGGTGATTTTGATACTGGCAACGTTAGATACAAAGCTAGAGAAAGATACTCGTTTGGAGTATCCGACTATAGAGGTATCTTCGGCGTTGAAGGTGCGTAATCCAAAATAAATTTGTGGCGGGACATAGTTCCGCCACATTTTGCAAATAAGGTAAGAAATGCTTAAAAAATTCCTAGTACAGATATGGGCTTATGACTATCACGCTAAATTTGAAGTTTTAGCGGGGGATAATCGTGAATCTATTGAACAATCTATCCTTGACAAATTAGGAGATAAGAGTATAAAGTGGGAATCAACGGGAATGTTTAGAGACACTCCCCGTAGAATAACCTATGAGGAGGTTAGTAATGACCGAAGACCTGTACAAACAAAAACGGTCCTTGGAGTTAGGGTGGCAGTATGAGTATAATCAACACGGAAAATATACTCTTAATATGGTCGATATTGATGAGAAGATTAGAAGTATCATCACTCAGATCAAAGCTGAAGAATTTAAAGTTGCTGATAGAGAAAATAAAATCAGTGATTCAGCTGCCCAAGTTTCTGTGGCAACTTAGATAAACGCCACATCGCTGAAAACGTACTTTTATGCAGGGATCCCTTGCACTCTACTCAAATTTCATATATATTTTATTCACTATACAAATTTTAAAAAAACTTAAATGTAGACGCGTATAGTCGACATCCCCTAGGGACTACATTTAAATATTCTAGGAGGAATATTATGGCAAACACAACATTTACTGGATCAGTACGATCTGAGAACAATTTTAAAGTTATCAGTAAAGCTGCATCCACAGGACTAGTCTCTGATCGAACGATCGGTGACGGATTGAAAGACTCTCGAAGATATTATCTTGATGAGTATTTTAATAAACTTCCTGCTCTTAACGCTTACCTACAAGGCTCAGAAACAAAAGACTGGGGCAGCATAGATGACGGCAATGAAGCAGCAGAAGACGTAACAGTTACAGGCGCAGCATTAGGAGACTATGCGGTAGCAACAATGAGTATTGATGTTACAGACTTAACTATAACGGCATCAGTAACAGCATCAAACGTAGCTACAGTTGTTTTAGGAAACTTTACAGGTGGTGCGATAGACCTTGGATCTGGAACATTAACAGTTAAAGTTTTTAAAGCTGGTTCAACAGCAACAGGTAAAAACAATAACTTTGAAGTACTAGGTACTAACATGACTACAGCGTTAGCTACTAGAAGCGCTACTTCTGCAGTGGTTACGTTAACAACAGCAGGCGCTGATCAAGACCAAGCAATTTTAACTCCACACTTAGACAGTGGACAAACTGCTTGGACAGGTGTCAAGTGGGGTACTGAAAACCAAGTTACGTGGGAAGCTTGCATCAGAACAAGTGCGGCTATTGATAATCAAAATATTTGGGCGGGGTTGAAAAAAACCAACGTTCCAGAAGTTGCGACTGATACTGAACAAGCATATTTCACATTCTTAACGG